GGTGTAAACTCTGATGTTTCTACTGAGGTCAACTATGTGCCTGAGAAAGTTTCTCATCTTGCAACCTCAATGATGTCCATGGGCGCAGTCGTAATTAATTCGGCTGGCGTTTATGAAGTCCTTGACAATAACTCATAGAGAGGAGTTTAATTATGGCTTTTAGCGCAAGTGGACTAACTCGCATTGGTGGTGCATCAAATGCAAACTTGTGGTTTTATACAAGTGCAGATGCAATTGCTACTGTAAACACAGCAGGTTATTTTAACGATGCAGCAAATATGCTTGCTGTTCGTGACTTGATGATTGTTTGCGATACAAACACACCAACAACTCACTTTGTCAATGTTCTTTCAAACACTGGCTCTGTAGTTGATGTTTCAGACGGCACTGTTGTTGTTGAAACAGATGGCGATTAATAAAGGAGTGGGGGGTTAAAACCCCCCATTTATATATATGGCAGTAACAAGCACTTCAGCAGATTCCCCTGTAGATGTATCTAGCAGGGCTTTAATATTAATAGGCGCAGAACCTATTACTTCTTTTGATGACGGAAATAATGAAGCACTTGTTGCTTCTAATATGTATGAAGATGTTGCAAGAGCTTCTCTTGTAAATAGTAGATGGAGATTTGCAACAAACCAAGCTGTATTAAATAAACTATCTGATGCTCCTACTGGAAGATTTGATTCAGCTTATCAAATACCAAGTGACTCATTAATGATCCATGCGGTTACAGTAAATGATTATCCAATACTATATCAATCATATGGTAATAAAATATTTTGTGATGCAGACTCTAGTGATACATTAATCTTAGATTATACATTTAGAGTTAATGAAGAATTTTGGCCTTCTTATTTTGTGTTGGCTGTAGAGTACGCTCTAGCTAGTGTGTTTGCAGTAGCTTTAGCAAGAGATGCAAGTTTATCTCAACTTATGGAACAAAAAGGTGTGATGGCTATGGCTAAAGCAAGAGGCTTAGATTCACAACAACAAACAAATCGTACTCTAAATACATCGAGGTTTATAACTCAAAGGCGTAGTTGATGCAAAAAGTACGAGTACCTATTACTAACTTCCAATTTGGAGAAGTAAGCCCTTCCTTATATTCAAGAACTGACTCTGATGTTTATACAGCTTCTGCTCAAAGAGTAGAAAATTTATTTCTTAGAGCAGAGGGCGGTGTAATTAAAAGACCAGGCTTAGAGAATATTTATGAATATGATATTACTGTAGAAAGAACTACATTTACTATTACTGTATCTGATTATGCTAATATAGCAGTAGGAACACAGCTTAAATT